TTCTTCTTTCGCATTTACTGAAAAATTTATTTCTTTTAATTTTTTATCTAAATTAGCTCCGGCTAAAGCCATTTTTTCAATTTCACCACCCGTCATACCCAATTCTTTTCCGATTTCTCTTAACTGACCTTTAGCTCCAGGTGCAATTTGAAAGTTACCATCTTTACCCAATTTAACAAATTGTTTACTCATTTCAGCAATTTGATTTTGTAATTCAGCGGGGTCATTTTGACCTAATTCCATCAATCTTAATGGGTCTAATAAATCACTTTGAGTAACACCTAATCTTTGTAAAGCAGCCGCAGTTTTAATTGCATCTTCAGGATTAAACATTTTGTCGGCTAAATCTAAAGTTTTTTTCATATCAACTCTTAACATTGTTGCCTGAGCCGCCATTTTAGCCAATCCTGTCACTCCTCCTTCGAAATTAAATTTGTTAAGGGCATCCATATTAGTGACAACTTTTTCTGACACCGCAGTAGCATTAACACCAAGTTCTCTCGCGACCTTCACAACATTATACATCTGCTCACCAGCGTCTGACGCCGAAATACCAACATCCGCCATAGCATTAACTATTTTAGTAACTTCTTGACCAGTAACTTTAAAAGCCGCATATAAACTGGTTGTAGTTTCTTGTGTTAATAATACATTTCTACCCAAAGATGATGCGGCTTGGGATTGTGTCTTTAATACATCATCAATATCACCACCTAACTTACGAACTGAAGTGACAGATTCGGTCATAGATTTCCGTATTGTATCAGACATACTTTGGGCTTGACCAAACTGTTTGAGCATTCTTGACGCAGCCTCATCTAAATTGAAAACAATCTCTTGAATGGCACCACCGTCGAGACCTGGAATATTGGAGCTTAAAGTTTCCTTTATTCCAGAATATTTTGGATTTAGGCTACTTCCGGCATCTGCAGCATTTGGTTCATTTAGCATATTAAATTAGTTTTTATAAATAAATACTCCAAACATCGTTTTTACACCATGTTTGGAGTATTTAATTCAATAGTTCGGTCTATTAAATATTTTCTGACATACGTAGGCATTGTTTGGTAATCAGAATAGGATAAATTTATCGTTTTTGTTAAATACAAGTATTCTTCTAAAATTAATTGTCTATGATTAGAAGAAAGGCCGAAAAAAGTCCACCCCAAAGGTAATCTCGAAAGATACCAATTCTCCTGATGGGGCGATTGCAGTTCTTTTAAGGTCCAATGAAGGTTGGTTGTCTCTTAAAAAAGTTCTTATGTATTTAGAGTCCATAATTGGTAATGTATCAATAAATGAACTTATTTTTGACCTATCAGTATTACCATCGACCTCAATTACGTGTTTTAATAATTTCAAAGTTATTTTAGGAAATTGTCTACCTTGTGGGTATTCTGATTCCATTTTGTCCAAATCAACAGTATCACTCAAATTTGTTGGTCTTAATTTTACTGTAACACCTGATTTTGGTAATTTAGTTGTAAATGTTCCATCCTCATCCGGTTTAAATTCAGTTTTTTTAATATTTAATTCGTCTAAAAGAATTGTTGTTGTAAATGGTTTATTTGTCTGAGGGTCAGTTAAATTAATAATATATTCTGGTCCAAAAGAAGTGTTTCTTAAAAATATTAATATAGCTTCAATATCACCATCTAAAAGTTCTTCAGGTCTTAAAGAATGTTCGTAAAGTTTATTTCTTAGTAAGGTCAAAATAATATTATCTGAAGTACGAGACGAACCTATCAAGTAATTTTCATCACTAGCAGTTAAATAACCAACTTTGACTGATTTAATTTTTGATTTATAAAAAATCCCCCCGGAGGGTAATTGAACAATGTCGTGAGGTAGAGTAAAATTTTCAGTACCCGCTTTTATTAAATTTGCATCCATATAATTTTCTTTTTATTATAAATAATAAGTAATGTTTTTTTTATATAAACATTAAATGATATATTTCCGCCTGATATTTCCACAACCATTTTTCTGTTGTCTTATATCCCGATTTACTATTAGTTGTGAAAAAAGTAAAATCCATACATTACCGTATTATACGATATATATATGGATTTTACCTTTGAGTGTAAAGGGTATGTTAAAAAATTAGTAAACGAGTATACATCTATCCATTCGTAATGAAGCTGAGATTGTCGCTAACTTATCGTCTGAGTAACCTAAAGTATTGAAATTGACATCATCTAAAAATGTTCCTTCGAATATCCATTTTTCAACAACTACACCTGTTGGGTCTAACATCTCAAGGTCAACATTCTTTTTATATCCTGCAGCATATCCCATTCTACCTGTAACAGACTCGGCACATAAACGAACCCATTCCATAAGAGCTTGTGATGCCGATGGTCCAATTGGGTCTCTAAAAGTAACATTTAGTTTACTCCAAGTAAAACGTCCTGCAACATATGTCTCAGTATTTAAGAAAGGTATCGCCACCGCGTTTATTGTAATATGAGGTCTAGCTGCCGCTTCAACAAACCACTCATTAATACCTAACGAAGATGGAAATCGCACAATAAAACGATTATTTCTTTTTGGTTCATACGGTATGGGCATTTTCATTAATAAATCAGCCATTGTCTATTTGTTTTTAATTTTTATTTTTTTATCTTGTTTATTATAAATATTACCTATTTAATTTTTTTCTCTTGACTTTTAGAATTAAATTTTCTATCATTCTAGAAATCCTAGTTATTATAATTAATTATTTAATAGTTTTTATTTATAATAATTATTTTAATATTCTTTTTTAATTCCTCCTGCTGTTGAATATACTGTAACTATATTATCTGGGTCGTTCTCAAAATCTTTTTTTATAGTTTCCGCGTTTTTTAAATCGTCATCCGAAAAACCTACTTTTGGTACAAAATAATTACTTATCTTATTTTTTAAGAAAGCTTTTTTCTGAATATAATCAGACATTTCCCTAACATAATTAACAAACTCTCTTACTGCCATTTTTTTTAATGGTTCTACTTTAGCGGCCGACCCTTGTCCGTAAGTTACTGGATAAAATTTACATAAATCCAAATATTCACGAATCATTTCTCTTTTAGATAATTTTTCTTCATCCGCTAAATCACGATATTTTTCTAAATTTCTAACCAATTCATTAGAATCTATACCATTCATATTTGAAACAATATAGTTATAAACACCTTCTTTTAATACTGATGGTGTGTGTCCTCTTGCAGTTACAATAGCTAAGATTGAACCATTATTAATCGCCTCTACAAAGTCAGGCCAAGCCGCTGCCGGTTTAGCCGTCATAGCATCGACAATAAATTGTTTATCACCTTTAACACCAAACCATTTATAAGCATCTTTATCAAATCCAACAATTGTATGTCCATCAAATTCAAATGGTTCTTTACCAATTTCTTCTCTGTAAGTTGCAAAATCTTCAGTAGACATTCCTACAGTATCCCCTTCTTCGTCTTTTAACAATATTTTAGTTGGCATTGAAACAATGTTATCATCCCAATCAAAAGCGTAATATTTTTCATCTGGAGCACCAAACTCATCAATACCTTCGAGTATTTTAGTTTTTAACATATTATAATTATAAGGCTTAATTATGACTCACCATAAGATGAGTCATAATTTTATTTATTATATATTCTCAAAAGAAGCTCCCGCCGGAGTAATATAGAATGTAATGTCTATAAATTCTAATGATTTAGTTGGTTTGATATAAATCTTACCTGTCATTTGATTTCTGTCTAAATCAGCTGCGTCTGACGAAACTGTTACACGGAAATCATATAAACCTCTATCTCTTCTGATAGCATCTAAGATAGGATTAACCGCATCTAAGAAATCTTGTCTTACTTTTTGGTCGTTTTGTTCAAACAATAATCTTACAGATACTGCCGAAATCAATTTACGAGCTTGAAGTAATAATCTTCTAACATTTATTCTATCAAGTGCTGATTGAGCAATTTGTAGAGTTTTATTACCCCAAATTACTGTTCCAACATCAGAGAAAGTTGCAATTGGATTAAGACGACCTTGGTAAAGAGTATCTCTATCTTCTTGAGTAAGTTTCTTTCTCGCTTTGATTGAATTTACAATACCTCTTGTATAACCTGCCGCAGCGAACCAAGGGAATGCGATGTTATCGGTTAATGCTAAGTTTCTCATAACCTCAGCTGTTGGTGGTAAGTAGATTTGTGTATTATTTACACTATCTCTTGTTAACACCCAAGGATAATAAGTTGCCGTATAGTTAGAATCAATACCCGTTTCTTCTAAATTATTTACCGCCTCTTGTGGGTAGATTAACGCACTTGGGTCAGGACTCGGAATAAATAAGTCACTATCCGGTGTTGTACAAATATATAATGAATCTGCTCTGTTAAACTCTATCATTTCAATAGCAGATTCTACTAAGTCAGAATTATTAACATAATCAATACCAGGTGTTACAAATAAGTTAATATTAACCGCTTCAGGATTTGAGAATGTTTGTTGTCCCAATAAATAAGCGTAGTAATCAGAATTACCAAAATCAACACTATTGTTACCAACTGTGATTTGTTTGAAAGCACCCCAACCGGTTGCTGTAGGATATTTAATAGGGTCCGGACAACTACCATTTAAGTAACCTCTTCTACCTAATTTAAATGTATCAGTGTTACTTCTTGATTCTCTATAGATGTCCCAACCATCAAAACCACCTTGTACTAATAATGTGAATTTACGTGAGTATATTCTATAATAAGGACTTGATTCACTTGTTGGGTCAGAAGTAAATGTTGCGTCACCAACATAATAAGCCGGTGCTCCACTTGTTGTATACGCATTTGAAATTAGTATATTATTAGCGTCTTTATCCATATGGAAACCTTTTGTCAAAATTGGCCAATCAGATGCGTCACTATCAATACACAAATTTAACGGTTTTTGTTTTCCTTTATATTGAAAGAAATCAACATCATAACCAGCACCATTTCCTGTTGAAATTCCTAAGTAGGTTCTACGAACATTATCTCCCGCACTCAATATAGAGTCATTAGCTCCTGACCTTAATCCAAATGGTGGGTCAAAAATTACTTCACCAGGAAAATCATACTTAGTTTTAAAAATTGGGAATGGAGATTTTGATGACCCATATTGTCTAATTTTGAAACCTTGGAAACCACAAGGTAAAGTATCAATCGGAGCGTCTTCATTCATTTCCACCATAATGTATTTTGAGTTCAACTCATATTCCCCGTCACTAGTACCTATTTTTTTTGCAACAAATGAATTATCATTAGGGTCCATAGAACAATTTGTAAATTTCTCAATTACTACAGGATTGTTATCAGTGTCGTAAAAATCTCTAACTAAAATGTCAAAAGTTAAATTATTAAATGTCATATTAGCAATTGATATTTTAACTTCAACATTTGCACCGTTACCATCTGAAATAGTAATGAATCTAAACAAATTAAACACTTTATTACCTCTAAGTTCTGAAACAATCCACGGAGAAACCGGAGTTTGATACCTTTCTAAGTAATAACCTAAAGATGATGGGTCAGAATTTTCCCCCGCCGCTCTTGGAAGAGCAACTAAATCACAACTTAATCCTCTAATATAACCTTTATTATATCCGTAATTAAGTAATGTTTGGAATTTTTCTTCAACAAACAAAGGAACCGTTGTTCTTGGTTTCCCAAAGTTTGAGGAACCAAATACTTTTGAGATATATTTAGAATCAGATTCTGACAAAGACGTTTCAAAAGAAAAAGTATTCCCTTCGTAATCGGTTACATTAATACCAAATTTTGAATATGGGTTTTTTAATAAATTAGAATATGTGGATGAGGTACAATCTAAAGTAACATCAGTTAAACCTGATACTTGATAAAGAGGTCCATCACTATTAGTCCCATAAGTTGCAATACCTCTTGAACGTAAAGTAGCGACTACTAAATCATCAAAATCAGTATAAGATAAACCATCAAACACATATAAAACCCCCTCCAAATTACCTGAATAACAAACTTGAATTCCACCGATATTATTATTACCTGTATTACCTGAAATTGTTGGATTACAAGGATTATCAATTGTAACATTTACCGTCCAAGTTAATGAGGTTCCCATTTGAGGTATTAAGACATATGGTTTAGTTCCCGCTGAGAAGTTTTGAGTTGTTCCCGAACTTTGTTGTTGTATCCCATTAACTGTAACACCCGTTGTACAAGCACTATACATAACAGTCAAGGCTGTTAATCCTGAAGTTGGTGTAGTAGAAGGTAATACGACATTAATTGTTCTTGTATTATAATTTATATTACCAAAAGTAGTCGAAACTGTTGATGAACTAACAGATAATGAATAAAAAGAGGCACAAGTTGATAATGTGTCAATTGTTGCTAAATCTTTAATAGTTGTATAAAAAGAACTACCAGAATATTCTCCACCTCCGATGTTATCAAATAAAGAATAATACCATGGGTCATTTTGGGGAGTACAATAGTTAGCCAAATCGGAACATACATTATCCACCTCATAAACATTTGTCAATGCAGAATAACCGTCATACACCAATACATTATAATCTTCTGTTGGAATTGTACCATAATAATAAATCGAAGAACCCGAAGTACTTGTATTCCCAACAACATCAGACATTTGATTGTTTAAAAATGAATCAATTGTAGAAGTACTTCCATCGAACATTTCAAACTGAGAATTTATTTTACCTGAAATTTGAGAAGGAATTAATGACCTATTAGTAATACCAACAGTGGTCGTTATAACACCATTATTTGAAAAAGTACAACCTGTAAAAGGAATTGAAAAAGGAATTGTTTCGAATAAAACACAATCTAAGTCACAATTAACTGTTGTTGAACTCAAACATTTAAATTTGATAGTTGTACAATCAACATTCGCTTTAGTAATTAATGACCAAGATGGTCCCGCATCATATCCTGACAAACCTAATATTCTTGTCACGAATAATTGATTAGATTGTTGTAAATAAGCTTTTGCAATATACGAAGCTTCATACTTAGGTATTTGTGTATTAATAAACTTCTCAGGAGATGTCCCCCCAAATAAGTTTGTAAATTCATCGAAATTTCGTATAAAGATAGGTTCGAATGCTGGACCTTTAAGTGTCTCACCAACAATACCTAATGTTGTTACACCAACACTTTGTGCTACGAAACTTAAATCAACTTCTGAAGTATATACCCCGGGAGATACGAATACTTTGCTGTTTGTTGCCATTAGTTTGTTTTGTTTATAAATTTATTTTATTGATAAATATTTAGAAAAAAACAAAAAACTTTACTTTATAAAAACTATTTATATTTTAGGGAGATTATTTTCTGCCTTTTTTCTACTTATGGATGAAGACATCAAAAAGATTAAAAATTTAAAGATATCGGTGGAGACACACGAGATTCTTAAAGCCTACTGCGAAAAGAGGGGTATAAAGATGTATCGTTTTTTGGAACGATTGATTATTGAAAAATGTAAACCATCAAAAGATGTTTATGGTGAAGATTAAAGTATCTTATCTATGAATTGAATTGTTGATTCTAATTGGTTATCAGTTCTAACAATATCCAATTTTAAAACATCACCGGAGTTAATTTGTATTAACTCTAAATCAGAACCATAGTAATCGTTGTTAATATATACATCAAATGAATCAACGTTTGTTGTTCCTCCAATTTTAATATCAACAATATAACTAAACAATTGTGTTAATGTATTATTACCAACAATAAATAATGCTTGACTTCCAACACCCTCTTCGTCTTTTTTTCTCTTACCACGTCTTGTTGTTTTTTTATCTATTTCAACAACTTGTAAAACTCTTGTTATTGCCGGTGATACCTCAAATTCATCTTCGTCAATTAAAAACCCTAACATAGTAAATTCGTATGTTTGAATATAGTATTTTCGTTTTTCAACATCCATTACAGATTCATCGGTAATATTACCCATAACAATAGGAATATAGTGTCCTTTAATCACGGCATAAGCTTGTTTTGAAGCGAATTTTTCTAAAATGATTTGGTTAAGTTTATTTAACTCTCTCATTCTATTACAAATAATCTTAACTGAATAAGTAATATCAACCGGTACTGGTTGTGGTATTGTATAAACATCCATACCATTTCTTTGACCATCCCAAGTTGGAACCTGAGCATAAAAATATTGTTTTCGGTTTGGGATATTATATAAAAGAGCAGGGTTAGTACCATATTTGACTTCCGGAACCCTAATTACTGTTATAAAAGGGGGTTCAACATTTTTGTCTATATTTTGAAAATTCCAAGTTTCTGTGAATTGGGCCCAATTCTGAGTTGTAACTAAAATATCAACAGTTGGGATAGTTTTACCTTCAACAACCACTTTTAAATCATCTCTAACAAAATCTAAAAAACCTCTATCCAAATCGGCGTGCAATAAAGATTTTGGAAGATATGTTCCGTCTTTATTGATTTTCTCTAACAACTCACGTCTTCTTGGTAAAAGAGTTTTTGGTTCAGTTAGTGGTAAGTTTTTTTTTATTTTACTTGGTAAACTCATTTTATAGTTTTGTTATAAATATTTTGTTTTTAGAATTTATCATTTCTACCTCACTGGCATTATATATTGGTTCGTTAGTAGATTTAATAACAAAACTCTTGTATTTGTATGGGTCATATGTGACAATATTATCGTTAGGTTCATTTGGTATATTTTCACAAGGGTATTCGCAATAATCCTCTAAATCAC